GTCAACCTTTTCCAGCCGGAGCAACAATTAATTATGATGCTGGTGCATTAAATAATACATTGAAACCAATAACATATGATGCTACGGGAACTAGATATTTAATAACTTGGATATCATAATATTATGAGTACTTTAATTACATTGAGTGGAAATAATAATCCACAAGTTTATGTTACAACAGGAATACCAGTAGCTACAAGTATTACTGAAACAGAAAGTGCAATTATAAGAATACCAGGAAATACATTGCAACCAGATGATATGATTTCTGTTAGAGCTAAAGCTCATAAACTTGTTAGTGGTGTTTTTGCAAGTTTGTCAACTTTGAGAGTATATCATAATAATGCTCCAAATTTAACAGGTGCAACTTTAATTGCAACATCAGGTAATATAGATGGTGCTAATAACTTACAATCTTTTTATAGAGAGTTCATAATTAATGGAAGTAACTTATACTATATAGATCCTGTAACTTCTCAGCAGGCAGAAGATCTTGCTTCTATAAATTCATTAAACTCATTTATAGATTTAAGTAATGATATATTTTTAATATTTAGTATTGAAAATACAGATCTAGGAGATGTATGTAATTGGGTTAAATGTGTAGCATCAATATATAGATAATGAAAAAGTTATTCCTATGTTCTTTATTACTAGTATTTGTTACTTCTTGTTCACTAGAAAGAAGATTGGAAAAATACTGTCCGCTATGTACACAAAAAGATAGTACAGTATATATAACTCAAATTAGAGATACTACAATTAATATTCCAGGAGAAACTGTATACATAGAAGATACATTATTCTGTGATTCATTAGGAAATGTATATGCTTCTAGACTAGCAGAAAAAGATGGTACTATTATCAAACTACAATCTAGAGTAAGAGATAATAAATACAAAGTAGTTGCCCGTGTAGATACTATCTACAGAACCGTAAGAGGCAATACAATTTACAAAACCAAACTTGTAACGAAAACTCAAAAGCCACAAAAAATAAAATATATCCCGGGTTGGGTCAACTTCCTAGCATGGTTAGGCGGAATATGGTTAATAATTATTATATTATATATTATATACCGTCTGATTAAAGCTCAAATACCTACAATATGAGAACAAATATAACACTGGCAGTTTTGACAATCACATCTTTCTTTGCACCGATCCAGATAATGGTAATGGTTTTAATGTTTATAATCTTTGTAGATACAATAGTTAAATTAATATCCCTTAAAAAAATAGCTAAAGAATCTAAGAGAAAATACAGAGATGTATTTAAATCTAGAATTCTTAGACAAGGATATGTTTATAAATCTCTAGGTTATTATATTACTGCAGGTGTTGTATTTCCTTTAGACTATTATGCACTTACTCCATTTCTCAATGGGTTGCTAGACTTTACAGGATTTAGTTTTGTAATTCCTGTACCAGCAATTCTTACAAATGTTTTACTTGGTATATTCTCACTTATAGAACTAGCTTCAATCAATGAGAACTGGTTTGATATTACTGGTAATAATATATTAAATAAAACATTTGCTACTGTAAAGAAACTTAGAAAAGGTTTAAAAGAAGTATCAGATACTTATAAAGACATCAAGAACTAATGAAACTAGATATTAGTAAAATAGTACAAGCAAGATTAGACAAAGATCAGTTCTATGCTGAAGAGTCTAAGAAGACACAAATCTATCTGCATCATACAGCAGGTGGAGGCAATGCAGTAGCTGTATCACGGTACTGGAATAGTAATGATACAAGAATAGCAACTGCATTTGTTATTGGAGAGAATGGAGACATTGTACAATGCTTTTCATCTAAACATTGGGCTTGGCATTTAGGAATTGATTCAGAAGACTTTACTAAGAATGGTGCAAAGTATCAAAACCTTAATAAACTTTCTGTAGGTATAGAAGTGTGTAACTGGGGTCCATTAAAACTTCGCAATGGTAAATACTATAACTATGTAAATGGTGTAGTTAAACCTGAGAATGTTACAACACTAGAAACACCATTTAAAGGTACCAAATATTGGTACAAATATTCAGATGCACAGATAGAATCTTTAAGACAATTGGTAGAGTATTTATGTGAAACATATGATATTCCTAAAACTTATAGATCAGAAATCTGGGCTATTGATAAAGAAGCATTCAAAGGAGTACCTGGAATCTACACACACAACTCTGTAAGAAAAGACAAGAGTGATATGTATCCAGATCCTAAAGTAATAGAAATGTTAAAAAACCTATAATATGAAATTTAGAAACTCTTGGAAATCTTGTAATAAGCAATGGGATAAAATAATGATTAGAATAAGATTATCATCATTAGATATATTCACATTTGAAATGGACATCTCAAGAAATTTTTACTTACTAACTATATTAAACTTAACTATAAAAAATCGGTAATCATGAAAAAAATTAAGTCTGTTAAGAAATATGAGGCGGGAGGAGTTAAAGAAGAACAATGTGATCCTATAAGAGGATGTGGTCATAAAAGAGCACAAAGAGTTAATAATAGAAGATCTGCACTTAATAAAGTTCCTGTAGGAAAAGTTCTTGGTGCTATTGGTGCTGGTATTGCTGGGGCTTTTGCTATTAAGAATAAAGATAAGATTAAAGAAAAATTGGGAATAGAAAAAAAAGGAGGTACCATTAAAAGCAAAATGAAAAAAGGTGGTATGATAAAAATGAAGAAAAAATAAATCATTCTTCTCTAAGTAATGTAATCCAGGTATGTAGTATGCCTGGATTTTTTATTTAAACTTGTTTTATTTAAACTTATTTTATATATATTTGTGTAAACTAATATAAATTAATATCTTATGGAAACAAACCAACAACCAGAAATGGAGATGACTCCAGAACAATTAGCTGAGCAAAAAGAAAAAATGCTTGAGTTTTATAGAGAGTCAATGCCTTATCTTAGAGCTCAATTAGATTATGAAGAAATGTTATTAAAGATTGATGAGGTAAGATTTAAAAGAACAAATATTCAGTATCAATTTGCTATGATGGCAAATCCTCCACAGGAAGAAGATGATCAAGAAGAAGAAGCATCTGAACCAGTTAAATCTGAGGGAAGAAAGCTTAAAAGAGGATAATCATGGCTCTAGTAAATCAAGTACAGAAGCGTGTAAAAATGCCTAAGTGGGATATTGTGAAGTTTCAGATCCTCACACACTGCTACATTAAGAGAATTAATCTTAGTGATTCTGATCTTAATTGCTTGACTTTACTAAGTTTCAATGAACCAATAGAATTAACAGACTTTTGTTATGATGCATCTTCAGAAGAAGAGCCAATCTTTAAATCACCACAGACTGTAAGAAACAGTATTAATAAAGCTGAGAAAAATAGTTTAGTGATAAAAGATGCATCTAACAAAAAGTTAATTAAACTAAATCCTAATTTAAAGATACAAACAGAAGGAACTATACTTTTAGATTATAAATTTTTAGGAGATGAATCCAAAGAAAGTTAAAAAAATCTATGAAGCAGTTGCGGAAGATTTAAATTTAAATAAAGATTTAGTAGAAGACTTAGTAGAGTTTTATTATAAGGATGTAAGAAAGTTACTTACTAATTTAGAATACCCAAGAATAAATGTAGATGGTTTAGGACAGTTTGTTGCAAAACCAAAAACAGTATCAAATGCCATTGAAAAAATTTCTAAATCACTTGATGATCATGATACTTCTACATTTAAAGCTTATCATAATAAAAAAGCAATGGAAGTTAAGTTAGATCAATTAATAAAATTACATTCAAAGTTATTAGAACAGGAAAATATAAAACAAGAATTTTTAAAAACTAAAAAAGATGAAAAACGTACTTAATCTTATTTGGCAAAATAGATCTCAAATATTTGAAGGAATTAAAAACTCAGTTATTAGAGATGAGACAGTAGAAGAAATCTCAAGACTTAGATATGATATCTGTGATGAGTGTCCATCAAAAGGTAAGAAGTGTGCAGTAAAAGGTACAGCTCCATGTTGTAATGAGTGTGGTTGTTCTCTTACTTTTAAAACTAGATCACTGTCTGCATCATGTCCATTAGATAAATGGGATGCTTTAATTACTGAAGAACAAGAAGACGAACTAAATAAACTATGAGTATAGTATTTAATGCCAAGGATCATAGCTATAGAAGCAATGATGGCTCAGAGATTAATTGGATAAGTGTAACTACTTTGGTATCACATTTTAAGATACCTTTTGATGCTGAGAAAGTAGCAAAGAAGGTTTGTAAGAATAAAAGATCTAAGTGGTATGGCTATACTCCAAAAGAGATTGTAACTATTTGGAATGCTGAATCAGAAAGAGCAATGTCTCTTGGTACATTTTATCATAACCAAAGAGAAGCTGACTTATGTGCTTTAGCTTCAATAGAAAGAGAAGGTGTAACTATACCTGTATTTAAACCAACAGATTTAAATGATGGTATTAAGTTAGCTCCATCACAAAAACTAGAACCAGGCGTGTATCCAGAGCATATGGTTTATCTTAAATCAGCAGGCATCTGTGGTCAGTCAGATCTCGTAGAAGTAGTTAATGGTAAAGTAAACATTATTGACTATAAAACTAATAAAGAGATTAAGACTGAATCTTACAAAGATTGGGAGGGAGTATCTGAAAAAATGCTCTCTCCTGTATCTAGTTTAGATGATTGTAATTTTAATCACTACAGTCTGCAGTTAAGTATCTATATGTACATGATACTAAAACACAATCCTAAATTACAACCCGGGAAAATGTTTATCCATCATATAGTATTTGAAACAGATGGTGTAGATAAATATGGATATCCCCTCACTAGTTATGATGATAATGGAGATCCAATAGTTAAGGATGTAGTACAAATGGAAATACCATATTTAAAAGATGAGGTAATTGCAATCATGCACTACTTACATGATAACAGAGATAAAATTAAAAAGAAATGATAGTAAAACTATTTGATATTCAGAATGGTAAAGTAATTCCCACAGAACATTGCTATACCCTAAAGGCTCTTAAGATGGTTATGGATAACTATCCTGATAACTATATCAAGATATATCAGTACTTATTCTATATGACTTGTCCTAATCCAGATCTAAATCCATTTTTCTATACTCCGGATTTAGATAAAGAGTCTTTAATTCTAGATCAAATAGAAGCAGACTTTTCTACTGAAGATGAAGATATATACATAGCATTGCAGTTCTGCCAGAGAATGTATGAGACTCCTACATCCAGAGCATATAAAGGAATTGCATCTATGTTAGATAGATTAGGTAGATATATGGAAACCACACCTATCACACACGGGCGCGATGGTAATATAACAGCTTTAGTAAATGCTGCTAAAAACTATGAGGCAATTAGAGCATCATTTAAAGGTGCATACAAAGATCTACAGGAAGAACAATCTAGTAGAGTTAGAGGTGGAATAGGAATGGCATATGATCAGTAATGGAAATATTTGAAAACATACCAACCTATGATAATGGAACTTGGACTGTTACAGACTTTTCTTCAAGAGAAGAGTTTGCCAAGTTTTTAAGAGACTTATTTAAAGAACCAGGTAAATATAACTTTGATGAAACTAGCTTATTATTTAATTCTGAATCAAGAAAGTTCAGAGAAAATGGATATTACTGCGACTCTCCATTTAAATCCAAAGATTTTATCAATTACTGGGATGAACAAAAACTCAGATGTAGGAGAGGAGTTATCTACAAATCAGGAGATAATACCTGGTACCTTACTAGAGACTATTACATGTGGCTTAACTTCCTACCAATATTTGATAAAGAGCAACAAATTTTTGACTTTGCCAAAATACGGGATGCACAGTATCACATGGCCCTCTATGAAATACTGGCAGAACTTAACTACAAGCATGTAGCTATTCTCAAAAAACGTCAGATAGCTTCTTCTTACTTTCATATGGCTAAGCTTTTAAACCAGATTTGGTTTGAATCAGGAGTCACATTAAAGATAGGAGCAAGTCTTAAAGACTATATTAATGAGAAAGGTTCTTGGAAATTCTTAGATGAATATGCTGCATTCTTAAATGAGCATACTGCTTGGTATAGACCAATGACTCCACACAAGGTAATGATGTGGCAACAGAAGATAGAAGTTAGAAAAGGAGATAGAAAGAATGAAGTTGGTCTCAAAGGAACTATGCAAGGTATGTCATTTGAGAAAGATCCGACAAATGGTGTAGGGGGTCCAGTAAAGTTCTTCTTCCATGAGGAGGCTGGGATTGCTCCTAAGATGGATCAGACATATGAGTATATGAGACCAGCAATGAGATCTGGTTTAATTACTACTGGTATGTTTATAGCTGCGGGTTCAGTGGGGGATTTATCTCAGTGTAATCCTCTTAAAGATATGATCCTGAACCCTACTTCAAAAGATATTTATGCTGTAGAAACTAATTTAATAGATGGTAAAGCAACAGAAGGTCTCTCAGGTTTGTTTATTCCTGAGCAATGGTCTATGCCACCACATATAGATCAATATGGTAATTCAATGGTTGAAGAAGCTTTGGTTGCCTTGGAAGATCAATTTGAAAAATGGAAGAAAGAATTATCTCCGGAAGATTACCAATTAAGGATATCTCAGCACCCTAGAAATATTGAGGAAGCATTTGCACATAGATCTGTATCTGTATTTCCTCCGCATTTAGTGGCAGCACAAAGGAGAAGAATAGAGGAGAAAGAATATGCATATGAATTCCTAGATATATACTATGATGAGAATGGTAAACCTGCAGTAAAAGAAACAACTAAACTACCAATCATGGAGTTTCCTGTATCTAAAAAACTAGAAGATAAAACAGGAACGTTAGTTGTTTGGGAAAGACCAATTAAAGATCCAACCTTTGGACAGTATTATGCATCTATTGACCCCGTGTCAGAAGGTAAGACAACTACTTCAGAATCACTATGTTCTATATATGTAATGAAAGCACCAGTTGAAGTAACTAAAGTAACTGGTGTAGAAACAGAAACTTATCTAGAACAAGATAGAATAGTAGCAGCATGGTGTGGTAGATTTGATGATATCAATAAAACTCACCAGAGATTAGAACTTATAATAGAGTGGTATAATGCATGGGCATTAATAGAAAGTAACATATCTCTTTTTATTCAATACATGATATCTAGAAAGAAACAGAGATATCTTGTACCAAAAGGACAGATCATGTTTCTTAAAGATCTTGGCGCAAATACTAACGTGTACCAGGAGTATGGTTGGAGAAACACTGGTAACTTATTTAAAGCTCATATGCTTAGTTATGCTATTGAGTATTGTAAAGAAGAACTAGATACAGAAACAAAAGCTGATGGAACTATAGTCAGAACTAAATATGGAATAGAAAGAATTCCAGATCCCATGTTAATCAAAGAAATGCAAGAATATGTGGAAGGACTCAACGTGGATAGACTTGTAGCATTTACTGCTTTAGTTGCATTCATGAGAATTCAGCAATCTAATAGAGGATATGCAAGAAGAACAATCATGGATGATGCTGCTAAAAACTTGCAAAAGTCAGAAAATTTGTTTAAATTAAATAGTAGTCCATTTAGACATATGGGTGGACGTAGAAATGTAATTAATGGAAGTGTATTTAAAAAATCGCCATTTAAAAATATAAAGTAACTATGCAAGTATATAACGCATTACAGTTAAAAAACGGAGCCAAAGTAGAAAAAAATAGATTGGGTAGTATTACCCAACCTTTACAATTTATATCTAAAAAAGAAAAAACAGATGAATGGGCTGCTTGGAATTTAGACTGGTTAGAGTGGCAAGGTCTAAAACAAATCCGTAGAAATGCTAGAAGGTTTTTAAAAAACTATAAACTTGCAAAAGGTATTATTGATAGAACAGACTATATTGTAGAAGAGAACAATGAATATAAAGACATTATTGAATACTTAGTTGAGGAAAATAACTCAGCATTAGAATTAAAGTTCTATCCCATTATTCCAAATGTTATTAATGTCTTAGTAGCTGAATTTGCTAAAAGATCAACTAAACTTACTTACCGTGCAGTGGATGAATTCTCATTTAATGAGATGCTTGAGCAAAAAAGAAAAATGGTAGAGGATACTCTATTAGCTGATGCACAAACAAAAATAACTGCAGCTCTTTTAGAACAAGGATTAAATCCTGACTCACAAGAAGCACAACAACAGTTATCTCCAGAGAATTTAAAAACTCTTCCAGAAATAGAAGCTTTCTTTGCAAAGGATTATAGATCTATGGTTGAGCAATGGGCTTCTCATCAACATAAAGTGGATGTAGAAAGATTTAGAATGGATGAGCTAGAAGAAAGAGCTTTCCGTGATATGCTTATTACAGATAGAGAATTCTGGCATTTTAAAATGATGGAAGATGATTATGATGTAGAGTTATGGAATCCTCTTATAACATTCTATCATAAGTCTCCAGATATTAGATACATTTCTCAAGGTAACTGGGTTGGTAAAACAGATATGATGACACCATCAGATGTTATTGATAAGTTTGGTTACCTAATGACAGAAGAGCAATTAAAAGATCTAGAAGCTGTATATCCTATTAGATCTGCTGGATATACAATTGCTGGATACCAAAATGATGGTACTTTTTATGATGGTAATAAATCTCACCAGTGGAATACTGAAATGCCATCACTTTCTTATAGAAAGTATACATCATTTATGGCAGGAAATATACTTGATGGTGGAGATGTTATTACTCAAATTCTTGCAGAAGGAGAAGACTACTACGATCAAGGTACAGCATTCTTATTAAGAGTAACTCAAGTATATTGGAAGTCTCAGAAGAAAGTTGGTCATCTTACTAAGATAAATGAACTAGGAGGAGTAACTACAGAAATTATAAGTGAAGATTATTCTGTAACAGATAAACCAATATACGATACTAGATTATTTAAGAATAAGACAAAAGATAATTTAGTATATGGAGAACATATTGACTGGATATGGATTAATGAGGTATGGGGAGGAGTAAAGGTTGGACCAAATATTCCATCATATTGGGGTATGAATAATCCAGGAGGATTTTCTCCAATCTACATTGGTGTAGATAAACACAAAATAGGACCTCTAAGATTTCAATTTAAAGGTGATGCTACTATATATGGATGCAAGCTTCCTGTAGAAGGATCTGTATTCTCAGATAGAAATACAAAGTCTACAGCTTTAATAGACTTGATGAAGCCATACCAGATTGGATACAACATTGTAAATAATCAGATTGCTGATATCCTTGTAGATGAACTTGGTACTATCATCATGCTAGATCAGAATACTTTACCTAAGCACTCACTTGGTGAAGACTGGGGTAAAGGAAATTATGCTAAAGCATTTGTTGCAATGAAGAACTTCCAGATGTTACCATTGGATACTTCTATTACAAATACAGAGAACTCATTAAACTTCCAACATTTCCAAAAACTAGATCTATCTCAGACAGAAAGATTAATGGGAAGAGTTCAGTTAGCAAATCACTTTAAGCAACAGGCATATGAAGTAATTGGTGTGAACCCACAAAGAATGGGACAACAACTATCTCAGATGACAGCTACAGGCGTAGAACAAGCCGCTGCAGCATCTTATGCACAGACAGAGGTATTCTTTATCCAACACTGTGATTATCTAATGCCTAGAGTACACCAAATGCGTACTGACTTAGCACAGTATTATCATTCAACTAAACCATCAACAAGATTGACTTATATTACTTCAGCAGAAGAAAAAGTTAATTTCCAAATTGATGGAACAGATCTTTTAATGAGAGATTTAAATATCTTCTGTAGTACAACAGCAAACCATAGAGCTATCCTTGAACAATTAAAACAAATGGCATTACAGAATAATACAACTGGTGCTAGTGTTTATGATCTTGGTAAAATTATTCAATCTGACTCTCTTGGTGAAATTGATACAGTACTTAAGATGTCTGAACAAAGACAACAAAAACAAAAACAAGATGAGTTGCAGCAACAACAGCAAATGCAACAAGAACAACTTGCTTCTCAAGAAAAACAAAAACAAATGGAGATACAAGCTGCTGCTGAAAGAGATGATAAGATGATACAGAAAGATATTACTGTAGCAGAAATTAGAGCAGCAGGTTATGGATCTATGGGAGATGTTAATCAGAATCAACAATCTGATTTTAAAGATGCCATGAAAGAGATCCGTGAAACAGAACAGTATCAGAGTCAAATGGATGTTCAAAGACAAAAGCAAAGTGATGATATGGTAAAACACTCACAGAAGATGAATATTGAACAACAAAAGTTACAAACTCAGCAGGATATAGCAAATAAACAGCTTGAAATTGCTAGAGTAAACAAAAATAAATATGACTCAAAATCTTCAGATAAAAAGAAAAAATAGTTTTAGCTATATAGTGCAAAAAAATAATTTAAAGAAGGTAAATTTTTGAAGTTTATTTCTTATATTAAATTATAAACAAAACCAACAAACATGGATGAATTAGAAAAAATTTCTGAGGAAACTCAGGTACAGGATTCTACAAAGGTAGAACAGGTAGACGTAAATATTGATGAGCTTTTCGGCTTACCTGGTGCAGAAAATGTAATGCTGCCCAGTGATGAAGAAAAACCTAAGACTATGTTTTCTAAAGAAAATGTAGATACATCGTTCCTTGACAAGACTGCTTCTAAAGAAGAAGTAGAAAAGAAAGAAGAAGTAGAAGAAACTATTGCTGAGTTAGATAGTTTAATTGCTCAAGAAGAAGATGCTGGTAATAAAGGAAGACCAAAGGTTGATAAATCAGGTCTTGCTGAACTAGCAACTAAAATGATTGAGGAAGGAACTCTTATTCCTTTTGATGATGATAAACCATTAGAAGATTATACAACAAAAGATTTCCGTGAACTATTTGAAGCAAACTTTCAAGAAAGAGAAAATGCAGTTAGAGAAAACACACCAAAAGAATTTTTTCAAGCATTGCCAGAAGAACTTCAAGTTGCAGCTAAATATGTTGCTGATGGTGGTACTGATCTTAAAGGATTGTTTAGAACTCTTGCTCAAGTAGAAGAGATGCGGGATTTAGATCCAAGCAATCAATATGATCAGATAGAAATTGCAAGACAATATCTACATGCTACTAACTTTGGTACTCCTGAAGAAATTGAGGAAGAAATCCAAGACTGGATTGATTTAGACAGAATTCAACAAAAAGCAAATCAGTTTAAACCAAAGTTGGATAAAATGCAAGAGTCTATTGTCAATAGACAATTAGCTGAGCAAGAATATAAAAAGCAACAGCAAGCAGAACAAGCTAAAGAATACCAAGATAATGTGTATAATACTCTTTCTGCTGGAGAACTTGGAGGAATTAAATTAGATAGAAAAGTTCAAGGTATGTTATACTCTGGATTAGTTCAACCTAACTACCCTTCTATTTCTGGTAGAAATACAAACTTACTTGGACACTTATTAGAGAAGTATCAGTTTGTAGAACCAAGACATGATCTTATTGCAGAAGCACTATGGTTACTTTCAGATCCGGATGGATATAGAAGTAAAGTAAAAGATCAAGGATCTAGACAAGCTGTAGAAAAAACAGTAAGACAATTAAAAACGGAGGAAGCTAGAAAGAATGTTTCATCTTCTTATGAAGAAAGTGAACCAACTAGAAGAGCAACTCCAAAACAACAAAAGACAATTTCTCGTCAGAACAATATGTTCAAAAGAGGATTTTAATTAAGTAACAAATAAAACAAATATAAAAATGGCAACTCCAATTTTAAACAATGGGATATTCCTAAGAGACACAGCCTACAATGCCACTTCGCATGTAGACTCTTACCACTTAGTGAATATGTTAAAAGATGCTGAACCTATGGATTTAGGTCCAGTAGACCTTTGGGCTATGGCTCAAAAAGTAGAAATGCCGCTTTACCAGCTTTCTAGCTTTGGTGGCAAAAATGTAATTATGGTTGATAATGCTCGCGGAGAGTATAAGTGGCAGACTCCTGTCTCTACAGATCTTCCATACATTATAGAAGATATTGAAGGAAGTAACAGCTTCAAAGGTATTGATGGAACAACCTTCAAAATTAAATTAAGCCGTAGAGAGTTTGGACATGGTGATATCATCACTTATGACAAATACAATGGTGTTGAGATGTATATTACAGATGAAGACATTTTCCCATTAGGAGATGGTTTTGTTTATACCGTTCAACTTGTAAACAATGACAATACTAAATTTTTGGATAACAAGTACTTAGCTAACGGTACAAGAATGTTCAGAAAAGGATCTGCAAGAGGTGAGTATGGTGAAAGATTCTCTGACATCATGACTAACACTGGATTCCGTGAATACTATAACTTTGTTGGTGGTGCTGAAGCTCACGTACATTATTCTATCTCTTCTAGAGCAGACTTAATGATCAAAGGTGGTATGAATGCAGATGGTACAGTTCCTGTAACTGAGATCTGGAGAACATTTGACAAAAATGTATTAGACCCATCAATCACATCTTTAGAGGATATGGTTAAAGTTATGGGTAAAGACAAAGTAAAAAGAGCATTTGATAACGGAGATTTGTCTAGAACTTTCTTGACAAACATGGAAGCAGCTCACCTTTCTAAAATTGCAACTGACATTGAGACTTACTTAATGTGGGGACAAGGAGGTAAAGTTAAGCAAGATGGTCCAGATGATATCAGATTGTCTGTTGGACTTTGGCAACAGTTGAACAACGCGTTCAAAAGAGTATACAACAAAAATAACTTTACTCTTGACTTATTCCGTGGAGAGATCTATAACTTCTTCAATGGTAAGGTTGAGTTCCAAGGACCAGATCCAAAAAGATCTCTTATTGTACAAACTGGTATGGGTGGTATGCGTATGGTTAATGAGGCCATCAAGCAAGAAGCTATCTCTTCAGGTTTGTTAATTCAGGCTGCTGATATCGGTGCAATCACTGGTAAAGGTATGGACTTGAACTTTGGATTTGCTTATACTTCATATGTAATTCCGTTCTTGGCAAATGTTAAGTTTGTTCTTAACCCAGCATTTGACAATGTTCATACAAATGATATTGAGAACCCAATCATTGATGGTTTCCCATTATCTTCTTATAGCTTTATCATCTTTGATATCACTGATAACACTAATGATAACATCTACATGTTGAAACTTTCTTGGGATAACCAATTGAAGTGGTGGTATCAAAATGGTACTATGGACTACATGGGAAGAACTCAAGGATTCCAGTCTTCTGGACAATTCAACGGGTACCGTGTGATGATGTCTCAAACAATGCCAGCTATTTGGGTAAAAGACCCAACTAAAGTCTTGAAAATTGTTATGAGAAACCCAATCACCGGAGGCTCTCTATAATAGATCAAAGTATGAGAGGGAGAGTAAAATCTCCCTCTTTTTACTTATTTTTAAAAATTTAAAACCAACAAAAAAATGAAAAATTCAGAATTTACAATGGTGGAAATTAACAAGGCTGCCACCAGCAGAAAAACAGCCATAGCTATTAGAACGTTCTTTGATAGTAATTCTTCTAACATGGGATTAGAAAACTATCAACAGGTATTGTTTGATGGTGTAAAACACCATGAGCAATTAGCTTGTTTGGAAGTTAATGGGGTAATTAGATATATCACAGGTTTAAATGAATTTGCACCTGAGATTAAAATGTTACCAACTGATCAAAAAGAAGCAAAAATTAGAGAGATAAGAACAGCAGTTGCAGAGTTAGAAAGAGAACTTGCATCAAATGTTATTGATATTGAAGACAAAGATTTTTGGAATAAAGTAAAATTACTTACTCCAAATAATAAAGATTTCTGGAATAAGATAGACTTAAAATGTGGCAATGAGCCAGTTTATCTTGATCCAAAAGATCCTTTTGATAGAATTAAACTTTATGCTATTGAAGCTGGAGGATTTTCAATTGTAGCTAAAAGCTATGATGATGCAAGATCAAAAGCTAAACCGCCTAAGTTTTATTTAGATAAAGAAGAAGAAACTGTAATGATCAGAACTGAGTACAAGAAAATGCGTAACAAAGCACTTTCTGAGTTACAGAAGTTATTTGATAAAAACAGTACAAAACTATTCTATGTTGCTAAAGTAGTGGATATTAATAGCACACAGTATAGAAAATCTACTCCAAATGATATCATTTATGAAAACATGGATATGTACATAAATGGTGAAGGTGGAGAAAGCAACAAAGAAAGAGCAGCAAAATCTTTCTTAGATGCAGTAAATATGGATATGGAAACACTAAAAATTAAATCAGTTGTTCGTGATTCCGTATTTTTTAAGTATATTATTAGTAAGGCAGATGGTCACATTTATCATGCTAAGTCAAATAGTTTACTTGGTAGAAATGTATCAGATGTTGTAGAGTATTTAAGAAATCCACTTAATGAGGATATCCTTAAAGATCTTACAGCTTCTGTTGAAAGATTATGGAATAGTTAATATTAAAATACAATGGCAAAGAAAACCTATAAAAAACCACCGGCTAAAATTGATGTAAGTTCATTGGGTGTTTCTTATGGTTTCCCAAAAATAAATGTAACAGCAAAACCTAAAGCTAGTACACCTAAGAAAAAAGTGGAAACTAAGAAAAAGGTTGAAACTAAAAACGCTAGGCCATCTCTATATGATTCAACAGTTAAAGATCAATATGGAAAACCAGTAGTTAATAAGCCTTCTAATTCTAAGAAAACTCCTTATGGAATGGCATCTAAAATTACAGATAAAAAGAAAGATGTCAAAAAAGTAGAAACTAAAAAAGTAGTTGCAAATAAACCTGAAACTAAAAAATCTGTTGTTAAGTCAATTAGTAAAGATCTTCTTGACAAGATGACAAGAACTGGTCAAGGTTATTATTTAAATACTAAGACTGGTAAACTTGAAAAGAATCCTGATATTAATACTATAACTAAAATAGTTGCATCATCTGTTAAAAAAGTTAAGCCTAAAAAAGAAGAAGTTAAAAAAGCAGAGACTAAGAAACTTGCAACTAAAAAAGTTTCAACAACAAAACCTAAACGAACTGGTAATAGTTTTATGGATGTTGCAACTGGTGCAGTACCTGATGATTTCTACACTGTTAAACCTAAGTTAACAACTCCAAAAGTTACAACTCCTGAAAAAATATCTTCACCTACAGTATCTCAATTGTGGCAACAAAAAACTGGTACTAGTTGGTCAGAAGCTAAAAAGCAAGGATTAACTGATGGTAGTGCTTCTGCAAATATTGCTTTGCTGAAAAAACTTAAATCTGGTTCTATAAATAAAAATACTATTAAAGCTGATTCTAATAGAAAATTATTTGAAAAAGAAATGAATCAAAATATTCAGGATGAACTATCTGGAAAAATAAAATTTGATGAACCAGTAGCAACAATGAGAAGAGGAGGTTCAGTTAGAAAAATGCGCAAAGGTAGTATTACAAAAAGAAAAAAATAATTTATATAAATTAAGTAAAATGAAAAGTACAAAAACTGGAACTTATGTTGGTTTAAACTCTAAAGTTTCTGCAATAAAAACTGCTGGTACTAAAGGTACAAAGTCTGGGGTTAACTCTAAAGTTTCTGCATCTAAAGTAGCTAAAGGAAGACCAGCTAAATCTACGTCTCCTAAAAAAGCAAAACCATAACTATAAGTATAATAATTTAAAATTAAGTAAAATGGCAAATCTAAATGATGGACCTAAAAAGCCAAAAAGAAAAGGAAGTAAACCAAATCCTGTTGCAAAAAAAGAAGTAACTGTATATGCACCTAATCAAGAAGATGTATATAAAAGTTCAAATGGAAGGGGACGTTTTACCAGTACAGATAAAAAAGGTAAAAGAAACTGGATACATAATATGGGCAAAAGTAATGACAAACTGTATGCTGCTGGAAAATATAGTACAAAACCAACATATTCAACCATTGATGATAAAACAAGTTTTACAAAATCTATGGATACTACTGGATTTGCTAAAGGTAAAAAAATATTTACTATAAATTCAATTAAAAGATCAGGTGGTAAGGATGGTGAATTAAAAAAAATGACAACAAAATCTGCTAAGATTCCAAGAAGTGAAGTATTGTCTACATTGGATAAATGGAAAGCAGCTGCTTCTAAAATGACAAGTGGTAAGAAATCTGTAAAAGCTCAAAAACCTAATGTTATAAAAAGTAATAAAACAACTGGTACAACTGGTAAATCTAGAGGATAATGCCTAAAGATTCTTGTTATCATAGTGTAAAAGCACGGTATGCCGTGTTCCCTTCAGCAAGGGCTTCTCAAGCTATTGCCAAATGCCGTAAAGGTAAAGGTCAAGTAAGAAAGACTGAAAAGGGTACAGAGCTAAAAAGATGGCAAGCAGAAAAATGGCAAGATACTAAATCAGGAAAAGCTTGTGGTGCCGGTGGTAAAAATGAATACTGCCGGCCTACAAAAAGAGTGTCAAGTAAGACACCAAAAACAAAGTATGAACTAACTCCTTCTAAACTAGCTGCTAAGAAAGCTGAGAAGTCAAGAGTAGGAATGGGAAGAAGAGTTAAAAAAGTATAGTTATGGCAATTAGAAAAACAACTACAAAAAAAACACCAGCTAAGAAATCTTCTTCAGTTGGTATTTCTATTTTAGGTGGAAATAAAGCAGACATGAGAAAATGGGAAATTGAATCTGCTATGCATACATTACAAAGAGCTTCTGAGATTCAAAAGAATACTAAGCTTATGAATGATGTTAAAAAAATGGCTGCTGAAAAAGCAAGAGAGTTTAATAACATTGCATCAGGTAAAAAAATATAAAGATGGAAAAATTAAACTTTGATCAAATGTTGCAAGCAGCATGTGATGCCATGAAAAAAGAATCATTAATGGCAGAACTTTACCAAGCAATTACTGGTAAAGAAATGATCATTATGCAGGTTATCTTTAAAGGTGACATGAAGTATCCATCTTATGTTGTTATGGTAGATAATAGAGGTAACACAATGGTTACTGGAATGCCTTCTCCTTATCTTGATGATTTAGTAATTAAGATGCCACTAGAGATGACAGAAGCAGAAGCTGAGGCAGCTTTAGTTGCAGCAGGGTATGAAGATAACTGGAGTACTCTTACGTTAAGAGCTCCATTATATTCAGTAGTATATCCACCACTATATATCTTTGATGTAAAACATAAAGGATTTATTGCAGTTGATTCTACTGATGCTACTAATGTATTTCCAATTTCATAAAGATGAAAAAGACAGCTAAAGTTAAAGTTACGGCTGGAGGAGAAAAACATGTAGTCTATAAGAAAACTACAAAAAAAGGTGAGGGAAAGATTGGTCATATAATGGTTAATCATCCTACCAAAGATAAAGGTCAGTGGGATACAATAGATCTTACTGCAAAAGGTAAAGCCAAGACAGTTGCGCAGGGTGTAGCTGCTACAAAGAAATGGCATAAGGATAACCCTGATTATAAATATAAAGGAAAAGGAAATGGCAAAGTCACCAGCATGGCAAAGAAAAGAAGGTAAGAATCCAGAAGGAGGTCTTAATGCTAAGGGAGTTGCTTCTTACAGAGCAGCTAATCCAGGAAGTAAACTTCAGACAGCTGTGACTACTAAACCATCAAAACTGAAAGCCGGAAGTAAAGATGCTAAGAGACGCAAGAGCTTTTGTGCTAGAATGTCAGGGATGCCTGGACCAATGAAAGATAAAAAAGGAAGACCAACTAGAAAGGCTCTTTCTTTAAGAAAGTGGAACTGTTAAAAACTATATATCATGAAAACTATGAAAACTTGTAAAATGGGCTGTGGCAAAATGAAAGCTGGCGGTGCTGTTAAAAAAATAAGAAAAATGCAACCAGGTGGTCAAGCTAATGCTGCACTACTATCTGCAATTAATAGAAAAGGTGTTCCAATGAGTGGTTCTACTGGTACTAATAATTCACAAAGTAATATTATTATGAAAAAAGGTGGTACTAAAAAATATCAGCCAGGAGGACCTGTATATGAAGGTGCATCTCAAAGGGTACCAACTAAAAGTACTACTCCTAATAAATTTAATACACCTGTTGGTACTGGTACTTTTGTAAAAAGTGGTGGTGCAATAAAATCTTCTTATAAAAAAGGTGGAGCAACTAAAAATGCTAAATTAGCTGCTATGGCTGCACCAAAAAATAAAATTACTAGAGCAGATATTATTACTGCAGTAACTAAAAAGAAAAAATCTAAAAAGAAATAATCATGTGTAGTTGTAGAGGTAAAGGTAAAGTAAAAAAATAAGTCATGGCAACTAAAAAAGGAAGTTGGATACAAGGGGCAATTAAGAAACCTGGTGCTTTAAGAAAATCTCTTGGAGTTAAAGAAGGTGAAAAAATTCCTAAAGCTAAATTAGCTGCTGCTGCTAAAAAAGGTGGTAAACTTGGACAAAGAGCAAGACTTGCTATTACATTGGGTAAAATGCGTAAAAACAAATAATCATGAAAAAGAATAATAAAGTAAATCCACTTAAATACTTTAATGATAATAAAGCTATGGCTTATAAAAAAGCTGGTGGTGCCATGAAAGATTATAAAAAATCTTTAGTAAAAGCTCAACCTGGTATTCAAATGGGCCCTATGACTGAAGAGGAAGCAATCCGAGCTGCCTTCAAGTCACCTGCAAATGATCCAATGAGTTATGGTACGGGACCAAGATTAAATCCTTTAACCAGAAATGAAATAATGGATGTATTAATGAAAGAAGGGGCTAAATCAGCTGCATCTTCAATTGCTAAAGTTCCACAATACGGACAACAAAAAGCTGCAAGGGCTGCAGATGGATTAAGAAATCAAAAAAAGGGTGGTTCTGTAAAAAGAAAAAAGAAATAAGAAATGTTAAATAGTACTATAACTGTAAAGGTAAAACAAAGACTCAATAAACTTGACAGTCAAGATTATGATAATATAACTTGCTGGCAAATTGTTGAGGCTTTTAATAAAGCTCAGGTAGAGTGGACTAGAAGACAGTTGCATGGTATTAATGTGGTTAAAGAAGGTGATGAACAATCAACTAGAAGAAAGGATGACCTTCAAATATTATTATCCACTGTTCAATTAAATATTACTGATAAAGACTATTATTATTTTGGTGCTCTTCCAGAACCATATTTGCAATGGAAGAGGGTAGATGTTTATGCACAAAAAGATTGTTGTAATAAAAGACCTATGACAGTTTATTTAGCAGAAGAAGGCAACTTAAGAATTTTGCTAGGAGACAAAGCTAAACAACCAAGTTTTGAATGGGGTGAAACATTTGCTACACTAATAGGTGGAAATGTAAATATTTATACTAATGGAGATTTTAATATAGAACGAGCAGATCTTATATATTATAGACAACCTAGAAAAATACAAATTGAAGGTTGTTCAGATCCATATACTAATCAACAGTCTACAGTAAACATTACATGTGAGTTTAAAGATGATATAATAGAATTAATAATTGATGAAGCAGTAAGTATTCTAGCTGGAGATATTGAGTCAGGAAACCAATTCTCTAGAGGTACAGAAACTGCAGAACGTAACAACTAATAAAAATGGAAAAAGCAAGAATGTTAAAAAGAGAAGCTGCGACATCAGCATCTTATTCAACTGCACCGGCTGGTGGCTCAGCAAATTGTGATACAATGACAGCAGCTTGTGTATCAGAATTAATGAATGCTGCAACTAGTATTCACAAACTTCACTTAAAAGTAAAAGGAACTGGATCATATGCTGCTCATAAAGCACTCAATGAATTATATGATGCACTACCTGGACATGCAGATGATCTTGCTGAAGGATATCAAGGAGCATCAGAAAAATTACTTGACTACAATGAGTCAGTTCCAAGAACATTGAATACAGTAGAAGAAGGTATTGCATATCTTAGAGATATGTATCAAATGATTAATAGCCTACAAGCTAAAATGCCTTACTCTGAAATTGTAAATTCATGGGATACTGTAAAAGATACTATTAACTCCGGAAAGTATAAATTACTTTTCTTAAAATAATTTTGGAGTTAGGAATATTTTTACTATATTATAATATATATGATTAACTAAAATTTAAAAAAATGGCTTATTTTAATCATGCGTTTAGAAAAACGTTTTTGGCAACGGGAGCCACAATTGGTCCTGTTACAATTAATTTAGCAGGTGGTACAACTACCACAGCTAGTGCTACTGGTGGTTTTTTAGTAACTGCTGGTCGTCCAACTTATTCACTTAATCAAATTTCTACAGCAGGAATTACTGCAAATGGAGAATATGCAAGTGGTTATGTTGGTTGGTTTGATCCTAAAACTAATTTATCTGTTGTACCTACTACATCAACTGAGTGTTGTCCTCTTTATTTAGCAGGTTCAACAATCTATTGTAAAGATAAAATTAGTCCTTTCTTAGGTGGATACCAAGAAACTAATAAATCTAAAATTGTTAATCCTAAATATGTAACAAGATTTTATGATGTTGATCCATGTCTTCCATCAAATAATGTTGTACACGTTGGTTCTACATACTGGACTAAAGGTGGTGGTGTATTAACTGTTCAAGCTGCTATTGGTGGTGTTAATACAGGGTATGCGGCTTCTGCTACTGATGTTATTGCATCTCCTGTAACAACAACTGGTACTGGTTCTGGAATGGTTATTTCTTATGATACAACTGCTGGTTCTAAAGTTGCTAATAGTTCAATTGTTATTCTTTCTCCTGGAAAAGGTTATGCTGTTGGTGATACAGTAACCATCCCTTATGCTGGTGGTGCTCCTGGAAATGCTATTGTTACTATTGCATCTGTAACTGCAGCTAATGTAGATCCATTAACAGGATCAGGTGGTACAGCTTGTTGTAAAGAGTTCTTATGTGGTGAGACTTACAATCTACGTTTAGATGTTAAAGGTTCTCCTGCTCTAAGATTCTTAAATCACAATGCATACTATATTGCTACTGCTTACACAGGATGTTGTCCAGCAGGAGCTATAGCTCCAACTCCTGTTAACTCAACAAATGTTATGATCCTTTGGGCTAATGATTTATTAAACTCTCCAATTGTATCTCCATTTATTCAGATTGCTATTCAAGATGAATCTGGTGTTATCTGGTATGCTCCAGGAACTAGTGCTGCTTTCTTAGCTGCTGAAGGTGCAAATACTTGGAATAACTATAATACAGCTACAGCACACACAACTGGTGCATGCGCTGGTTTAATTATCAATGGTGCTTATGTTGATACAAGATTTGGAGATTGTACTTTCCAAATTTCTGACTTCTATGAGAAACAACCAGTTAACTTATATCCAAGTGAAGTAGATTTAAATGGTGATCCATGTGAATTCTCTGGAGTTTGTGTAGTTAATGAGTGTTTAGGTTCTCAAGCAATGGGTCTTGGAGAATCAGTTCTTAGAGATCTTATTCTTTCTGAGTCTTACAGACAAAACTTCTTCTCTTCTGACTTCAGAATTCGTGAGATTACTCAAGGTAACCAAATTGTAAATGCTATTAACAGACAACAATTATACTATAGAGCTTTCTTACAACATAGTGTTCCTAGATTTAATAACCCTTCTGGTACATTTGACAATGATCAATATCTATTAGAAGTTATCTTTACTTCAACTGCTTCAGGAACAGCATTTGTTAATGCTACAAAAGACTGGTTAGATAACTGTGGAGTTTGTCAAATTGAAGTTGGTGCAAATGGATTTAATTGTGTATCTACATGTTCAGCAATTAACTTCCCTGCGCTTCCAGCTCAGTGTGGACTCTAAGAATTAAGGTTAATAAATAAATAAAAGGGGAGAGCGAGTTTATACTCCTCTCCTTTTTTTATAAAAGAAAGTTATATGGCAAATCATGTATTAAGTTTGGAAGTGCCTCAAGTAATGAATGAATGTATTCTAAAGATACTTGACACAAGTGTATATCAGACAGCAGATCCTGCTATTCCAATAGTATGCCCTACCTTAAATGTTACTGTACCTGGATTTGGTTATTCTAACCAGATTGAAGGAACTGCTATGACAAATTTTGTTAATACAGGTCACATAACTTTAACTGCATGTGATTTACAATTACAAACAGTAAATTGCGGAACTAAGTATTTTAATTTACCTGATGGTATATATATTATAAAATACAGTGTATCTCCAAATGATACTGTATATGTAGAATATAATCATATGAGAATGACTCATGCGTTAAATAAGTATTACAAGATTCTTTGTGATATAGATGTTGCTGCATGTGATCCCCCATTTAAAATTGAACAAAAATTAGAAGAACTTAGATTAATTTTTATGTATCTTCAAGCTGCAAAGTCTAAGGTAGAGTTTTGTCATGAGCCACAGAAAGGAATGAGCTTATACAACTATGCTCTTAAACTTTTGAATAAAATGGAATGTAGAAATTGTTAAACCAATAAAACCAATAATTATGTCAACGTGCCTAAATTGTAAAGCTAGAATAACTTGTGGATGTCAAAAGAGAACAGCCTCAAATGGTCAACAAGTATGTTCAAGCTGTTTAGCTAGTTATGAAGCAAAATTAAAAGCTAACCCACCAAAAGATAATTTACAGAAATTCACTAAATAATGTCAGCACCAGTATATTTTAAATTTGAATCTTGTTGTACAGGAGAAGTATTATACTTTCAAGGACCTACAAATCCTAGTGATCCTTTTTGGACAAGTATATTTCCTGTATTACCACAAGTTTTAGTTTATGATGTACTTGGAGTTTATGGAGATAATTTTGGATTAACTTCTGGCTCTTGTTATTTAGTTAGTATAGAAACTGGAAATGGTTCTGCATATCCA